AGAAGAATATTTCAGAGAAAAATCTGTTATCGTTCATTCGGACAGATTGATTGATGAATTGTTTGTGTTTATATGGCACAACAATAGAGCAGAAGCTATGGAAGGATATAATGATGACCTTTCCATGAGTTTAGCAATTGGACTATGGGTAAGAGATACCGCACTAAGATTAAGTAACGAAGGTATGGCATTACAAAAATCAGTCCTAAGTAAAATGTTAGATTATGAGGCAGTATACACACCATCAGAAAATAAAACAGATGATTGGGTGATGGAAACTGGTAACACGAAAGAAGATCTAACTTGGTTAATAAAATAATAAGAGGATAAAATGGCAAAAACAAATTTAAGAGCTAGATTAAAACGACTTTTTTCCACAAATGTAATCGTAAGACATGCAGGTGGAAAGAAGTTAAAGATTGCCGATACAGATAGAGTACAAAGTGCACAAAGAAATAATCTTGTAGATAGATTTTCAAGATTACATACTAATTTGACTACGGGTGGATACGGACATTCACAAGCAATTAGTTTTCAAGCACAAAGATTAGCTCTTTTTAGAGATTACGAAGAAATGGATTCAGATGCTATAATAGCGAGTGCACTTGATATTTACGCAGATGAATCAACTATGAAAAATGAATATGGTAAGATATTAGAAATAAATTCAGATAATGAAAATATTCACGATATTTTACATAACCTTTTTTACGATATATTAAATATAGAATTTAATCTATGGCCATGGGTTCGTAACCTATGTAAATACGGAGATTTTTATCTCTATTTAGATATTAAAGAAAAATATGGTATTACAAATGTAGTTCCACTTTCAGCTTATGATGTTACTCGTGTGGAAGGAGAAGATCCAGAGAATCCATACTTAACAACATTTATAGTCGAGGAAGGTGATGCAAGACATAGTTCTGCTATGAGTGGAAACAAAGAAATGGAAAATTATGAAATAGCACATTTCAGATTATTGTCAGATGCTAATTTCTTACCTTATGGTAAAGGTATGATTGAAGGTGGTAGAAAGATATGGAAACAATTATCTCTTATGGAAGATGCTATGTTAATACATAGAATTATGAGAGCACCTGAAAAGAGAGTATTCAAATTAGATATTGGAAACATACCACCAGCAGAAGTTGAAAACTTTATGCAAAAGATTATAAATAAAATGAAAAAGACACCTGTAATTGACCAAAATACTGGTGATTATAATTTACGATATAATATCCAAAATCTTACAGAGGATTTCTTTTTACCTGTTCGTGGTGGAGATAGTGGAACGGGTATAGAGTCTTTGCCAGGTTTAACATATGAAGCTACAGAGGATATAGAGTATTTAAAAAATAAATTATTAGCTGCACTTAAAGTACCAAAAGCATTTCTTGGATATGAAGAAAATGTTGGTAGTAAAGCAACACTTGCAGCAGAAGATGTAAGATTTGCAAGAACGATTGAAAGAATACAACGAATTGTCGTAAGTGAATTAACTAAAATTGCTATAGTTCATTTATATTCACAAGGATATACAGACCAAGAACTTGTCAATTTTGAATTAAGTTTAAAAAATCCATCTACAATATATGAAGAAGAAAAAATTGAATTGTGGAATAACAAACAAAGTTTAGCACAATCAATGATAGATGCTAAAATAGCAGATACAGAATGGATTTATGATAATGTATTTAAATTTACTGAAGAAGAAAAGAAAGAAATGAGACTTGGACTCATTAAAGACCAAAAACGAAAGTTTAGATGGTCACAGATTGAAATGGAAGGTAATGATCCTGTTCAAAGTAATGAAGCAGTCGGAACTCAAGGAGCAATGATGGACGCAGGTGGAGCGGAAGGTGATATGCCAGGAGTTCCAGGACCACAACCACCAGGAGCAAGAACAGCAAGAACAAGTCGAGAATTAGAAATGGAAATGCCAAATGATGGGTGGCCAGGAAGTGGTCGTCCAAAGGAAGGTCCTAAACATAAAAAAGACTCAAGTGTAAGAGGTCGAGATCCACTTGGTAGTCATGATAGACGAAAAGGTAGTAGTGGAAGTCGAAAATATGGAATAGCGTTAGCACATTACGACGCATTAAAGAAAAGTTTAGGTAAAGTAGGTCGTGAAGAACAAAAAATATTGGTAGAAACGACAGATGTAGAAGAAGAATATAAAAATGAAGTATCTTCGTCTTTAAGTGATACTTAAATGACGAATTATTAGAAGTTTTTATA